ATCCGTCATATCAATTATATTCTTTATCACAGTGAAGGTAAAAAGTTCCCACACGCTTGGGGACCTTTGGTGTATGTGCATCCACAAAATGATGTTGCGTTGAAAACAACAAACATCGTTGCTGAGTTTGATTCTGACTTAAATCTTGTGCATGCAGGCCGAGTAAATACTTCTGAATTTGATACAAAGCCAACTTGGAATTTTGTTGGTTTGGAAGATGCTCGTTTGTTTGAATGGGAAGGCCGACTATTCCTTTGTGGTGTTCGCCGGGATTGTTATGATGACAAAGGTAAAGGTCGTATGGAGCTTCAAGAAATTGAGTTCCATGATGGTGAATGGAAAGAAGTCGGTCGTTTCCCAATTCCTGCTCCAAACGGCGATGGCAGCTATTGCGAAAAAAATTGGATGCCAATATTGGATCAGCCATATCAATTTGTAAAATGGTGTAATCCAATGCAAGTTGTAAAGTATGACATTAAAGAAGGTACAACTGAAGATGTCGTAAACGATCCTGATAAGACATATGATTTTATGCCTGATATGAGAGGCGGATCACAAGTCTTAAGAATCAATGAAAACCAGCAAATTGCTTTTATTCACGAAACAAGTTTATACCGAGATCCATTCAATCGCAAAGACGGTAGTTATCAACATAGAATTGTTGTGTGGGATAACGATTGGAATGTAGTGCACCGCTCGGTACCATTTTACTTTATGGGTAATAATCATGATCATGCAAGAAGCATGGATTATGCTGTTGAGTTTGCAGTTGGAGCTGCCTTTTATGGAAATGATATTTTAATTTCATTTGGAGTTGTTGATAACTGTTCTTTTATTTTGCGTATGCCACAAGACGTGTTTATGTCTTTTTTGAAGGGTGAAGGATGATTCAGAAATTACTAAATGATGCAGTATTAGATCATAAAAATCCATTTAAGCTTTACGATCTTGCTAAGGAGTACGATCGTCTTGAGCAAGGAGCTGCAGCTTGTACCTTTTATATGAGAGCTGCTGAAAATAATAATGAAGAAACGTTTGAAGAAAGATTCGTCCAATACAAATCTTTGATTGCAATGGCAAACGTATATCATCGAGAAGGAAACCGTGATATTACTGCAAGAAGTATTTTTCGTCATGCGCTAACTGCAATGCCCGAAAGACCTGAAGCATATTTCATATTTTCAAAATGGCTAGCAGATCGTCATGAATGGCAAGAAGCATTATTGACTTCAACCCAAGGTCTTAATTGCCAAAACTTTGATATGATAGACACTGATTTGGAATATCGTGGTAAATGGCAAATTGAATATATTAATGCAATTTCAAAATGGAAGGTTGAAGGCTCGGACCGCTCAAAGAATGCATTGTTTGATTTTAAATATAAAACAAAGCATGAAAAAGATTATGGCAAATGGATTGATAATTGGATTAAGCAAGCAGGCTTTCCAAGTACTTTACCTTATAAAGAAGAAGACCAAGATTATTACAAATATCCTTTTGATGGTATCGAAGATATTAAGCAAAACTATTCTCGCCACTTCCAAGACATGTTTGTTCTTTCTGCGCTTGATGGAAAAAGAGGTGGATCGTTTGTTGAAATCGGATCTGGCGACCCATACAAGTTCAACAACACTGCTTTACTCGAAGACACGTTTGATTGGGTTGGTTTAAATATTGACAACAGCGAAAGATTCTGCTATCAGCATTCTCGTAAACGTAAATCACAAATCTTAAAAGCAGACGCAGGACAGCTTGATTATGATTTGCTTTTCAATATGAATTGCATGGAAAGACATATTGACTTTTTGCGGTTCAACGCCGAAGGGGCAAGTATTCAATCTTTACGTAAAATTCCTTTTAATCGTCATGAATTTTTTGTGATTCAGTTCCAACACAATGCTTGTTGGTGGGGTCCTGAGTTCAGACAAGAGTCTCGAGAAATTTTGTCAAATGCTGGATATATATTAGCAGTACCTGATGTTTCAGTAAATGAAACAGAAAATTATGAAGATTGGTGGTTACACCCAGGTATTGCAAAGCGTAAACCTAAAATGCTTGTAAGAAATAATAAAAAGAATTTTGCATATACATATATGATGAAGGAGCGATAAATGAGAGTAGTTGTAGTTAGTGGCGGATTTGATCCACTACATTCTGGTCACATTGCATATTTTAAAGCAGCCAAGGCATTGGGCCCGGCATTGGGAGATGTCTTGGTCGTTGCGTTAAACAGTGACGCATGGTTGACTCGTAAAAAAGGTCGACCATTTATGCCGTTTGAAGAACGTGCTGCTATTATTAAAGAGTTGGAATGTGTTGACGAAGTCATTGCATTTAACGATGATGACGACACTGCATGTGATGCACTAGTTCAAACTCTGGACAAATGGCAAAGAAGTGAAGTTATTTTTGCAAACGGTGGTGATCGTAACAAAGACAACATTCCAGAAATGAGTTTGAGAGATCCACGTTTATCGTTTATGTTCAGTGTAGGTGGTGAAGATAAAAAGAATAGCTCAAGTTGGATTCTTTCAAACTGGGATAAGCCACAAACTAAAAGAGCTTGGGGTAAATATCGAGATCTTGATGCAAACGGTCATTGGAAAGTTAAAGAACTATCAATTAATGCGTATGCAGCATTAAGCGACCAACGCCATTTTAGTCGTTCAGAACATTGGCATATTGTTGATGGAAACTTGCAAATGGATTTAGAGTTTGCGAACGGCTATAAAACCTCTAAAGTTTACAAAACTGGTGAAAGTATTGATATCCCCCGCAAGACATGGCATCTTGCAACTAACATTGGCTCTACTCCGTGTAAGGTAATTGAAGTGTGGATGGGCGATATCCTATCAGAAGAAGACATTGAAAGACGAAATTAAACTTCTGGTCCTTGTTATGAATTTAATAAATAACAATAAAGAAAACCGTAACAGGGATCCAATCCATGGCAGCACCTACAACAAGAGACGAATTTAAAGATTATATCCTGCGCAAACTAGGTCAGCCAGTGATTCAGGTCAATGTATCTGATGAGCAAGTTGAAGACCGAGTGGATGAAGCAGTATCTTTTTGGCGCGATTACCATTATAATGGTAGCCAACTTGTTTATCTTAAGCACGAATTAACCGCTGATGATGTAGCAAACAAGTACATCACATTACCTTCAGGCCTTCTTGGCATTCAAGGTATTTTTAGATTTAATTCAAACGTTGCAACAGGGCAAGGTATGTTTAACGTATCTTACCAATTCGTTTTGAATAATCTCACAGATCTTACAAGTTATAATGTTCAAAATTATTATATGACTATGCAGCATATTGAGTTTATGCAAGAAGTCCTTGTAGGTCGAATCCCTATCCGTTATAATAAACACGTAAATAAACTTTATATTGATGCTGACGAGGCAACCTTAATAGAAGGTAATTACATTATCGTTGAAGCATACGATGTAATCAACCCTTCTGATTACCCTGACGTTTGGGGTGATCGTTGGCTGCAAAATTATGCAGCAGTTCTTGTGAAAGAAAACTGGGGTTCAAATCTAACCAAATTTAGCAATATGCAATTGGTAGGCGGTGTATCGTTCAATGGGGAACAAATATTACAAGAAGCGAGAGAAGAAAGACAACGTATGGAAGAGGAAGCAATTGGATCCTTGCAACCTCTGACTTATAACTTTATTGGATAAGATATGGCCACAAGTGTTTACTTTCGCAATTATGATAACATATATGAACAAAACTTAATTGATGATCTTGTCATTGAGTCAATTAAGATTTATGGTCTCGACGTTATTTACATTGCAAGCTCATTACCAGTAGGAACTACAGACGAGATCTTAAATGAAAATGATTTAAGGCTGTTTGACGAAACGTATGACTTTGAAGTTTACGTTAAAAATGTTGACGGGTTTGAAGGAGAAGGAGACTTCTTATCTAAATTTGGCTTGCAAATTCGCGACTCAGTTACACTTACTGTTGCGCATAGAACCTTTGAAAGATTTGTTACTAAGGATAAGCAAGATCTTAATCGTCCTAAAGAAGGCGATTTGATTTATCTTCCACTAAATGAAAAAATGTTTGTGATTCAGCATGTTGAACACGAAAGCGTATTTTATCAAACTGGAGCATTACAAGTTTATGATTTGCGCTGTGAGTTATTTGAATACTCGGGCGAACGTTTTGAAACTGGCCGAGATAATATCGACGAGTTCTATGCAAATGCGGAAGAAAACTTTGATTCTGCCACAACTCTTGAATCTCTTGAAGACTTGGATCAAGGTGCTGATAACCTTGAGTTTGAATCTGTTGCAGACGATATCATTGACTTCTCAGAGCTGGATCCATTTAGCGAAACAATTGATATTCAGGATAACGACTAATGGCTATAGCAAATTATTTCTATAACGAAACAACAAGAAAATATGTAGCCGTCTTTGGTACTATATTCAATCAGATTAAAATTGAAAGAGCAAAATCTGATGGCACAGTTTTGCAAGATTTGATTGTTCCTCTTTCATATGGCCCACAACAAAAGTTTCTTGCAAGGATACAACAAGACCCAAACTTAAATCGCAAGTCTGCTATTTCATTACCTCGTATGTCTTTTGAAATTATGAGCATGGCTTATGATCCTGAACGTAAAGTTGGGCAAACTCAAAAGATTCTAAGAACAACTGCAGAAGATAGCGGCCGCCGAGGATTTACGTATGTTGGCGCGCCATATAATCTTGAGTTCCAACTTTCAATTATTACCAAATATACAGAAGATGCTGCAAAGATTTTGGAACAAATTATTCCGTTCTTTCAGCCTGACTTTACTCAAACCGTAAAGCTTATCCCTGATATTGACCCAGTTGATGTTCCAATTATTTTAAACGGAGTGACAACCGAAGAAATATATGAAGGAAATTTTGAAGAAAGAAGAAGCGTCCTTTATACTTTAAGCTTTACAATGAAAGGCTGGTATTTTGGACCACAAAGAAAAGCAAAAGTTATCAAGTTCGTCGACGCCAACTTGTTCGCTAACACAACGGCTCTTACTTCAATTGAAGGAGTTGATGTCAAACCTGGGTTGGACTCTGAAGGAAATCCAGTCCGAGGACAAGGCGGGGTTACTGCAACAGCTCGTGCGGTTGTTGCGAATGGTTTAGTAACTGCGGTTACCGTTGTCAATAACGGAGAAGGATATAGTTCTAACAATACAGTTCAAGTAACAATAGCACC